AAATGAACACCAAACTGTCACAGCAGGTTAAAGCAACTAAGGCGATGAGCGGTAACGCTTTCGATAGAGCATAATGAGTTGGAAAAAATATTTTACACCAGTACCTGTTGCTAACGGATCGGGGTCATTAAGTCCTTTATCTAATAATAGTAAAGCAGGCCCTGCAAGAACAAACTATAGCAGTTATTTGCCAGATATCTACACTGGCAGTCCAAATCGTGTTGAACGTTATATGCAATATGACACTATGGATATGGATCCAGAAGTCAATGCGGCATTGGATATTTTAGCAGAATTCTGCACACAAAAGAATAAAGAAAACGGAACTAGTTTTAGTCTTTCATTTAAAAGCAAAGCAACTAGTACTGAGATTAGAGTATTACGTGAATACTTACAGAATTGGGCCAAACTTCAACAATTCGACACACGTTTCTTTAGACTAGTACGCAGTACATTCAAATATGGTGATTTGTTTTTTATCCGTGATCCAGAAACACAAAAATGGTTCTATGTTGATCCAGGTAAAGTTGTAAAAATTATTGTTAATGAAAGCGAAGGCAAAAAGCCAGAGCAATATGTTATTCGTGATTTAAATCCTAACTTTAAAAATTTAGTAGCAACACAAATTCAACCTAACAGCTATAGTACAAACAATCGCGGTAGCAGTTATGTTGCTGGCGGTGGATTAACTAGGGGTAGTACTGGTGCTTTCCCATCACAATATGGTGATCGTTTCAACATTGGTGAAAACGAATTAGCAGTTGATGCCGCACACGTTGTACATTTAAGTTTGTCAGAAGGCTTAGACAACAATTACCCATTTGGAAATAGTTTACTTGAGCAAGTGTTTAAAGTTTATAAACAAAAAGAATTGCTTGAAGATGCTATTCTAATCTATCGTATACAACGTGCTCCTGAAAGACGTATTTTCTACATTGACGTTGGTAATATGCCAAGTCATATGGCAATGAGTTTTGTAGAAAGAGTTAAAAATGAAATACATCAAAGACGTATCCCAAGCCAAACTGGCGGCGGAGCAAACGTAATTGACAGTGCTTACAATCCTTTGAGTATTAACGAAGACTATTTTTTCCCACAAACAGAAGGTGGTAGAGGTAGTAAAGTAGAAACGCTACCTGGCGGTACTAACTTAGGTGAGATTGACGATTTAAAATATTTTACCAACAAGTTGTTCCGTGCTTTACGTATTCCTAGTAGCTATTTGCCAACAGGTGCTGACGATAGTCAAGCACAATATAATGACGGTCGTGTTGGAACTGCTTACATTCAAGAATTACGTTTTAACAACTACTGTATGCGATTGCAAGGTTACTTGCAAACTGTATTTGATCAAGAATTTAAACGCTATATGTACAATAAAGGCGTTAATATTGATCCAAGTTTGTTTGAAATCAAGTTTCAACCACCTCAAAACTTTGCAAGTTATCGTCAAGCTGAGGTTGATGGACAAAGAATCAACACGTTTAACACAATTCAAGCTGTGCCTTATATTAGTAAACGCTTTGCTATGAAACGTTTTCTTGGCATTACAGACGAAGAATTGGCAGAAAACGAACGCTTATGGGCAGAAGAAAAAGGCGAAAGCAGTATTACAGGTACTGATGCAAGTGGTGAATTACGTAGTGTTGGTATTAGTGCCGCAGGCATTGATAGCGATTTAGAATTAGGTGACACCACCGCACCAGAGGATATTGCACCACCTGAAGGAGCCCCTCCTCCAGGAGCAGATACTGGACAAGGTACAACTGCACCGGCCGCGGCCGCTCCTCCACCAGCAGCCTGATAAATAACTTTATGATATTACGTGAATTGTTTTATTTGGATCCAGAAAGTCAAAAGTTAACCAATGACTTTCGCTTTGATGCGGCTAGAGATCTTGATGAGTTACAAAAAAGTGACACAAGAAAAACCAAGTTAACACTAAAACAAATAAACGAATTACGTAAGAGTAGTGAAGCACACATACTAGAACAAGAACAAGAATTAGAATTTGTACACACTATGTACGGGACTGCCGCGGCAGCTCCACCAGCATAATTAAAAACTGTACGCAACGTACAGATATTTTGCCTCCGGTAGGCAAAATTGCCTGTTTTTATGCCATTATAACACTTTTTTTACGATAATATGTAAATATAATCGACAGCTCATACAATAGGAGAATACCATGACTGACCGTTCAAAATTTGAGCAAATGCTCGAACTTCTAATTAATGAAGAAACAGATAAAGCCAAGGAATTATTTCATGACATCGTGGTTGCGAAGTCACGTGAAATTTATGAAGAATTACTTGCAGAGGATTTCGAAGAAGATATGGATCCAGCACAAGCAGGTGCGGCCCCAGGACAAGAAATGCCAGCTGACGATATGGCAGCTGAAGTAGCCGGCGATGAAACTGACGACATGTTGGGTGACATTGAAATGGACCACGATGAAGGTGGTGAAGAAGGCGAAGCTGGTGACGGCGTTGACCTTTCAGGTGGCGAAGTAGAAGAATTACAAGACCGTGTTGTAGATTTAGAAGATGCACTTGACGCACTAAGAGACGAGTTTGAATCTCTAATGGGCGGTGAAGAAGGTCATGACATGGGTGGCGAAGAAGAACCAGAAATGGGTGGCGAAGAAGAACCAATGGACGAATATGCGTTTGAAAAACGTGATGACGAAGAAGAAGACGACGTCGATATGGACGAAGCGTTTATTCGTGAATATGTAGAAAAAGTATCAGCTCCAAAGCATGGCGATAACGGTGTTAACACTAAGTCTGCTGTAGCTGGTAAAAACGATATGGGCGGCACAACTGCTAATATCGGTAAGAGCTTTAGCACAGAAAAAGGTGGTACACAAGGCGGCTTGTTAAACCCATCAACTAAAGACCAAACTGGTGGAAACATTAACGTACCTGGCGGTAAAGCAGGCGTTAAGCATTTGAAATCAGTTGCTAAAGGCCATGGCGCAGAGAAGAAAGGCGCAGGCGAAACAGCGGCTAATACTAAACCAATTATTGGCCAGTAATTAAATGCAAAAGATGAATTATCTTCGTGAGAACCTCAGCTTCGACCAAGCCCGTATGGTGGTCGAGTCTGATGGTCAAGATGGAAAAAACCTTTACATGAAGGGTATCTGTATCCAGGGAGGCATTAAAAATGCTAACCAGAGAGTATATCCAGTTGACGAGATTGAGCGAGCTGTCAAAACTTTGAACGATCAGATCTCCGGAGGATACAGTGTATTAGGCGAAGTAGATCATCCAGATGATTTGAAGATTAATTTGGACCGTGTGTCACACATGATTACTGAAATGTGGATGGACGGTCCAAATGGTTACGGAAAGTTTAAGATTCTTCCAACTCCAATGGGCCAGCTAGTGAGAACTATGTTGGAATCCGGAGTTAAGTTGGGAGTTTCTAGTCGTGGATCAGGCAACGTCAGTCATGACGGAACCGGTAAAGTCAGCGATTTTGAGATTATCACAGTGGATGTGGTAGCTCAACCCAGTGCTCCAGGAGCATACCCAACACCAATTTATGAACACTTGATGAATAGTCGTGGTGGTCTTAATGCCTTGCGTATAGCGCAAGAGGTGAAAGGTGATCCGGCGGCACAGCGTTATCTAAAAGAGAGTTTACTAGCGATAGTAAACAAGCTCCAATAAAAAGGAGAATCACATGTTGGACGTTTTAAAAAATTTGTTTGAGAACAATGTGATTTCTGAGGACATCAAAGCTCAGATTGAAGAAGCTTGGGAAGCTCGTGTAAACGAGAACAAAGAACAAGTTACTCAACAGCTAAGAGAAGAGTTCAGTCAACGCTACGAACATGATAGAGCAGTAATGGTTGAAGCCATTGACCGTATGGTCACTGATCAACTAACACCTGAGATCGCAGAGTTTGTAGAAGACCGTGCTCAATTAGCAGAAGCCAAAGCCAAGTATGCAGTTAAGATGAAGAAAGATGCTGAAACAGTAAAGGAATTTATTGTTCAACAACTAGCTTCAGAAGTAAAAGAATTGCATGAAGACCAAAAGTCAATGGCTGAAAAATTCTTCAAATTAGAAGAATTTGTGGTTGAAGCTCTTGCCAATGAAATAGCAGAGTTTTATAAGGACAAAAAGGACCTTGCAGAAACCAAAGTTCGTTTGATCCGTGAAGGAAAAGAACAACTAGCAAAAATTAAAGGCCAATTTGTACAACGTGCGGCAGCAATGGTTGAAACAGTTGTAGAGTCAAGTTTAAAAACTGAACTTGGACAACTACGTGAAGACATTGATGCGGCTCGCAAAGCAGATTTTGGTCGTAGAATTTTTGAAGCATTCAGTAACGAGTACACAACTAGTTACTTGAGTGAGAAATCAGAGACAGCTAAATTGCTCAAAGTCATAGACAAGAAGGCTTTTGAAGTTACCGAGGCACAAACAGTTGCCGTGGCAGCACAAAAAATCATAGAAAGCAAAGAAGCGGAGATTCGCGCTTTAAAAGAAAGCTCAATCAGAAAAGAAACCATGAATGAATTGTTGGCGCCATTAGCGTCAGACCAAAAAGACATTATGGGAGAACTATTAGAAAGTGTACAAACACATAAACTAGTAGAAAGTTTTAATAAGTATTTGCCAGCAGTCATTGAAGGCAATGCTACGCAGAAGAAACAGGCACTTGTAGAGGCAAAAGAAATAACCGGAAATAAAATTTCCAACAGCAACCGTAGCGAGAACGACAGTAACATCGTTGATATTCGTCGTCTAGCTGGACTAAAAATTTAAGGAGAATTTAAATGTCTGAATTATTAAACGGCCGCTGGACAGAAACCAAAGAGGCCCTATTAGAAGGCCTTCAAGGTACAAAGAAATCAGTTATGGGCGTGACTCTTGAAAATACTCGCAAGTATTTGCAAGAATCTGCTACAGCTGGTGCTACTTCTGCCGGCAACGTCGCAACTTTAAACCGCGTGATCCTTCCAGTGATCCGTCGTGTTATGCCAACCGTTATTGCTAACGAGTTGGTTGGTGTACAACCAATGACTGGCCCAGTTGGTCAAATCCATACATTACGTGTTCGCTATGCAGATAGCTCAAGTAATGCTGGTGTAACAGCTGGTGAAGAGGCATTAAGCCCATTCAAGATTGCTGAAGGTTATTCAGCTGACTCAACAGGTCGTGCAGTTTCTACAGCTACCCTAGAAGGTGCGGCTGGTAAGAAAATGTCCATCCAAATCTTGAAACAAACAGTTGAAGCTAAAACTCGTAAATTGTCTGCTCGTTGGACATTCGAGGCTGCTCAAGATGCACAAGCCCAACAAGGTATTGACATCGAAGCAGAAATCATGGCTGCTTTGGCTCAAGAAATTACAGCTGAAATTGACCAAGAGATCCTAGCATCTTTAGGTTCATTAGCTGGATCAGCACTATACAGCTACGATCAAGCTGCCGTTAGCGGTACAGCTACTTTCGTTGGTGACGAACACGCCGCATTGGCAGTTCTAATCAATCGTGTAAGTAACTTGATTGCTCAACGCACACGTCGTGGTGCAGGTAACTGGGCTGTTGTAAGTCCATTTGCTTTAACAATCCTTCAGTCTGCTACTACAAGCGCATTTGCTCGTACAACAGAAGGTACTTTCGAAGCTCCAACAAACACTAAGTTCGTTGGTACATTGAACGGTGCTATGAAGATTTATGTAAACAGCTATGCTAGTGACAGCACTGACATTTTAGTTGGTTACAAAGGTACAAGCGAAAGCGATGCGGCAGCATTCTATTGCCCATACATTCCATTGATGAGCAGTGGTGTTGTTCTTGACCCATCAACATTCGAACCAGTCGTATCATTCATGACACGTTATGGTTATGTTGAGTTAAGCAACACAGCTTCTTCTCTTGGTAACGCGGCTGACTACCTAGGTAAAGTTGGTCTAAGCACAACTTACGGTAACGTTAAGTTTAGCTAATCAACATGCCGAAAGGTTTGTTACATTAAAAGGGCTCTTCGGAGCCCTTTTTTATTATCAGCTAAATACATAGTATGATCCACATGGTGTGGATTTTATGCGGAAATCCAACCGCGTACGGCCTAGAACGCCGTTATTTCTTAAGGAGAAAATAAAATGGGACGTCCTTTAAATAAAAAATATTTTGGTAACCGAAACATTGGTTC